ACCCAAATTACTTCTGAGTTCAGCGACGGTGACATACGCGGTCATTTCAGTCCTTTCTTGGGGAGAACCCCCGCCAAGGGCTACTAAGCGGGGGCCTCCGACTTATTTCAGATTAGGCTACGTTAAAGCGGCGGATACCCTTGGCGTTCTTAACGACAAGTGAACCGTAACCGTAGATTGCAGTCTGAACCTGCATGTTTCCAACGTTGTTTACAGAGAAGTAAGATGTTGGAGATTCGTACCATGTAACTGCATCTGGAACGATGATGAAAGCTGAATCATCGATTGTTGTAGATACTGCTTGGTAATCAACATAGAGATCAAGGCCGAGAACGTTACCCTTGATTGCTCCTGGGTTTGACTCTCCTGCTGCGTTCCATGGGCTAACAGCGTTGTAGATTGGACGACCTGTTGAGTCAGTTGCACCCATCAAGAGTGTCCATTGTGAGATACCAGCAAGGTAGTTCTTCGCGAATGAAGATGTGCCTTGGTATGCCAAAGCAGATTCTGTTGACACGAAGTCAATGATGCCTGCTGAAGAAGCTGCGTAGTTCTTGGTTCCGACAGTTCCACCAGAAACGAGACCTGAAAGGATTGCTGAGTCGATTGACTTGAGGTAAGCCAATTCCATTTGCTTAGCAAGTTCGTCGAAGAAGACTGGGTTAGAACGCTCAAGGAGTTCTAGGGTTACAGTCTGTTGTCCAGCGTACTTAGAAACTGTACCTGTGATGTACTGAGTTTCCATACCTGTGTTTGATGGTGCTGCTGATTCTGCAGTTACAGCCACAGTTGGAGCAACGCCTGAACCGCCACCAGCGGAAGTTACGAGAGATGGAATCTGGAAAGTCATACCAGATGTAGGAAGTGTTCCACGGCTAACAGCATCGCGAGCAGGTGCTCCGAAACGGTTGTTGACGTAAAGTTCCTTCATGTAACTGATGGGATTGAATGCCGGATTGGTAGTCCCGATTGAGTCGGCTGCTGCTTGGACGTATTGTGGGTCTTCTGATGCTGCGATCCACTCACGAGCTTCGACGTCACCTTGTGATGCCTTGATCTTGTTCTCAACGTAACGACCCATGGAAGTGATTCCGTGGCGAACGTTTGTGGAGATGTAAGGTGTTGATGCCTTGATTGTTGGGCGTGAGGCTTCTGCCGCTACTGGAGCTGCTGCTGCCTCTGTTGTTGCGGCTGGAGTGTTTTCCACACTTGCCTCACTTTCTGTTTGGGTTTCGGATTCTTCTAATGCCTTCTCAGCCTCTTGGAGTTGCTTGAGGCCATCGACGGCAGTAGAAATTTGTTCGATAAGTACGTCTTCAGCAGTCTCGAGAGATTCCTCTGCGATATCTTCTGGATCCGTTGCCTGTGCAGCAACATCTAAGACGCGAGCATTATCAAAAGCAGGAGACTCGACAAGAGATACCTCTTGGAGTTTGGCAGCAGTCACGATAAGAGTTCCGTCTTTACGTTCTTTGCTTGCAATTACTTCGACACCAACGGAAAGACCATCAATAAGTCCTTCTGATGCCATGATAAGAAAGTCAGTTCCCTTAGAAGCTGCGGATACCTTAAACGAAGCGTAGATACCGTCTGAGGCTTCTTGGTAGTTTTGCATGCGACCAATTGGATTATTTTTTTCATGTTGTGCTAAAAGTTTAATTTTTGAGACGACTGGAATTTGGATTGAGCCGCGCTCGAAAATAACTGGACCAGCAGAAGTCATTCCGACCTCGCCGTTAAAAGGGACAATCTTTCCGCTGATGACTCGACGGCCGGTATCGCTGGCCTCGATAACTGCACTAAAAGTTAGTGTCTTCATCTATATCTCCATCTGGGGTTAGGTCTTCCATAGCCTTGGCTTGGTTAACGTCGATAAGTCCGAGAGCCAGCAACTTCTCAGTTACGGCTAGACGATCTAGTGGGTTAGCGCGTAGGAATGTCTCATCTACGGCGAAGCGCACAACTGTATCTCTGGAGCAAATATCATCAAGGGAAAGACGGTCCTCGATGGCAGTTAAATAAGGCTGCAGGGTGTAAGCCATAAATTCTTTGCGAGCGTCAAGGATATTTTGGTAAGTGCTTGACTTCATCATTTCTGCGTTAAGCATGTGAGCAGGAACGTTCATTAAACGGCTAATTTGCGCTGCCATGTTTTGGATGGCGTCGTTATACATCATTTCAGCAGGGCTGAATTGTGTAGGGGTGTACTCAAGTTGATTTGTAAGGTAAGCAGTTGCCTTGGACAGACGTGCTTGCTTCCAAGTTGCAAGAAGTCCTTGGATAACGTCATCTGGCAAGTCAGCGCCGTTATTCTTAAGGTATCCGGAAGGTTGTGGAGTTTGAGCCGCGATTGCAGCTGCTACTTCGAGGTCTGCCGCTGCTTTAATGGTGCGAGCGCCACGGAGAAGGATTCCTTGATCTAATGCTTGGAAAGTAATGATGGAACCAACGCCGGACTCAGGTACGCGCTCGCCTTGGACCATGTAGTAATCGACTTCGGATGAATACTTGTTTAACTTAACAGTTACGCGGTCATTCTGAATCCACTCAAAACGAGCAGGACGATTGTCATCTGCATAAACTTCTGTGACGCGCCAGTAAGCCACGCCGAACATAATAAGAGAATCTACGGTCCATGAAATTGATACTGCGCGAGGTGCGCGTGAATCTGGTTGACGAAGCCAGACAGGAGTTACCGCTAATTCTTCTCCGGTACGGAGTGAATACATCTCAAGAGGTATTCCCGCGATAGTTCCACAGATTAAGTTTCGGCATTGAGCTATTGCGGGAACGCTGATTGCATTTTGACGATCTATCGCCGTTGCAAAGTTGTTGTAACCGCCAAAACCATAATTGCCCCAGTATTGACCAAAAGGAGCATCGTAAACAGCAGGATTAACCTGTGCTTCGATAGTTTGACGAGATGCAGCTTCTACTGGTTTGTTTGAGAACCCCAAAGCAGACAAAATACCCATATGCTAATGATATACCATAAAACGGACAAATAGCGCAATTACTCCACCATAAATATCTTTGCGGTGCTTTGTGGTTTGGTAAGCCAATGGGCCAGCATCGCCAGCCCAATAGCCCCAGTTACGTCGCCAGCAGATTTTCGACGGATGATTCTCCAACCGGCATCGTTCTGTTTCGCAGCTGAATTATTGAGGTGCTGGACAAGTTCTGGCTGTCCGGAATGAACAAGTTTGTTATTCACAAAGCAATCCAGCAATTCGCCGCATGCTTGGTAAAACTTCTGGCCCGATATGTCTTCACATATTACGCCGGATTGTTGTAATCGCTGGACAATCGATGCAGTCGCGTATTTGTCATACAATATAGTAGATGGACGATATTTAAGCACCCATTCATGTATATCCGACGCCATTTTTAGATCATCAATAGCCAAATCCGATTTCCAAAGCTGCATAAGCCCCATGCCGATTTTTCCGTCTTCCATCAGCTGACCAGCAACTAAAGCACCGGAACGACGGCTTGGGGAGACGTCAATAGCAAAGACGGTTGGATTTCCTTGAGGTAATACTAGATCCGAATTGCTGGTTGCCTCAATAACACCCGGAGGCCATGGACTAGATAGAGCATCGACCCATTGGCAAAGCAGTTCGGTGCGGGTAGCTTCTACAGAGTTTGTGGCCACACTTTCTTCAAGGATTTCTTCCGTAATGGTATATCCAAGAGCAGGGTTAGCCATAGCCCAACCGTTGCGGTCTGTAATTTTGCAATACTGCGGAGCCGAGTACTCATACCAGCCGAAGGTAGAAGAAGGATAAGAGAGAGCTCGCTCGCGTAAATCGTTGAGTACCGTCGAGAACGCGTCGCCAGCGTTCGATGTAACAAGCGTCTGGGCATTGGGACGTGCTCGGGTAGTAGGGCGAGCCGCCTTCCATGCTTCCTCAGTAATTTCTCGAAGTTCATCAATGTATAAGAGGTCAGCCGTCTTTCCACGAGATCCATCTCTCGTCGCTGCCACAATCTCGTAGCGTGCGCCATTAAGAAGCTCAATAACTTCCTGACCATTGGCATATCGTATCTTTTTGACCTGACAGGCTAAGAACTCATGATCCGTAATCGTGTTAGCCACTTGCCGGAACGTATCAAGTGCCATATTACGGTTGGAGGACATAGCGATGACGTTCTTTGAGCCCCACAGGAACAGATGACCAAGAATGACCATGCGGGCAAGGTGAGTCTTGCCATTCTGCCGTGCTACCAAGATGCCGACGGTCTTTCTCCGGTAATTGCCGTCTTTATCTATCTTAAGCATGTCCTCGAGCACGTGATACTGCCATGGTAGCAACGGGATGCCGATTTTCTCCGCTAGATCCGCAAGTTCGACAACTCTGCTATCGCCTTTTAGATAAGGAGTGTGAATTCGGGGTTTGGTATGCCCAATTCCCTTTGCCCCTCGTGAGCGTGGTTTCTTTGCCTTAGTGGTCATGACGGCTCAGGCTCGTTTAGGTCCTTAAACGGTGAGTCTGGGCGCACGCTGACCGTATTGGAGAGAGAAAGGTCAAGAAAGACAAGGGGGGTAGAAACTGACGCAGAAAAAACCGCTTTCTTCACAGGTCTATCCCCCTTCATGCTGTTACATCGCTTGCACGCAGCGACTAGATTATCTGGGCTCCACATGTCACCACCATGATGTCGTGATATCACATGATCTACTGAGTCTGCAGTCTCACCACAATAGGCACACTCATACCCATCACGCATGAGTATACGCAGTCTCAGCTGCTTCCAACGTGACGTACCCAGCGCTTGTTGCTTGGCCATCAATACCACCAATGGCTATATGAATGGGCGAGAGCTGCACATAAGTTGGGTACGCCATGGTCATAACCATATCTATTACCCACATACTTGATACCCCAGTCTATCTGGTTATATGCAGTAGCAGTCTTGAGGTACCGCGAGGTACCCTGCACTATTCCATAATGGCTACCATTACGGGCTTCTGGTCTCCAATTAGATTCTCTATTCCATAAAGTAACAGCGCAGTTAAACTGTCGTACGGATCTAAGTTTCTTTAACGTATATATCTGATAATCAATAACGTGTAATTTCTTGTGTGTAATTACAGGCTTGTTCTTACTCGCTTGAGATTCATTTGGAATCGCTAATGCCACGAATAGGCATATAACTCCCCCAGTAGCGAGCCACCCCGCGAGCGCCCCCAGGGGCTCGCGGTGGCGCTTCCGAGCGCCTTGCTTTGCTTCTAGCGTAGCATGCCTTGTCAAGATGAATCTAAAACCGCAGGTCAGAAGGCTAATTATTTTCACTCGGTCTCCTTTTTGTATTTGGTCTTTCGAGTGTATTTCTTTTTATTGCGTACCGGAGTGGCAGCATTAGAACGCCTCAGCTGTTGGATTCTCTGAACTTTATCTTTGAGGCTCATTTCTTACCTTCTAACTTACAGGTATTACATGATCCATAGAGTTCTTGCCATGAACCACATTTATTGCATCTAATCACTAGCTCCATAAAGTCTTCCAATCTGATGACTACTGCGTAATCACCGGCTTGTTCTCCTTGGCCGTTTAGTCTAAGTACTGCAAATCCCAGACGTCCTCCGGCACGGGCTTTGAGCTGTTTAAGGACTGCAGATGGATTAAAACCAGTCCGAGCCTTAACTTCGATATCGAAAGGTGTATTGAGAATGTCTGACCCTTGCGCCCCAGCGCCCACAGACTGCGCGTAGGGGAAGTATTGAGATAGGTATGCAGCAACCACCCTTTGCGTTTTATAACCACGGTGCTTACGGCTTTGACTTGTCATTGTGATAGAACCCCGAACCCTTAAAGGATATGCCTATATATTGTGGTACTCGGTGCATATCAGCACCGCATATAGAACATTCGTATGATGGCGTCTCATTGATGCTGTGGAAGTATTCTTGGGTGCAACACGGCTGGTAGCACCCATTACAGTCACAGGCATAAACATAGACGGGCATTAGTTGATGGCCTTACAGGATGAACATTCCCAATGACCGTTCTCAAAGGTGAATCCATTGGCGTAGTCTTTAATTTCATTACATAGATCGCAGAGCAGAGCTTCTACGAACTGTCCGCTAGGGGAAGCGGTTG